CCCCCTTACTATACCTATGTAGTAGACTACTACTTCTATCCGTAATAGTATTGTATATCTATACTATTCCTACCCGTATTGTCCGTTAATTAGTTAGACCTAACTAACTTAGTTAGTTAGCCTAAGCTAACCTCCGTAGTTCTCACCTAACTAACTTAGTTAGTTAGGTGAGACTAACTCCGTTAGACCAGGCTAAGCTAATCGCTTAGATTAGGCTCACCTAAAGTATTAGGTTAGGCTAAGCTAAGTAGTGTACTGATTTACACTATCGAGAGTTCTAGGGTGAGTTGCGGGGGGAGACACAGATGAGTTTTAAAAATATTTTTATGCCTTAGAACAGATGGTTTTAAAAATATTTCGGTGAGACACAGATGAGTTTTAAAAGTTTTTCAGTGTCTTGCTCGATTATTATACTAATCAGTTATTGAGAGTGATCTGCGCAGACCCTCCCCCTACCCCTCTTGAGGAAAGAGAGTGTAGGTGGTGAGGTGAAAATTTTTGAGGAGTATTTAGAGGACAAGACAGGTAGGTAATTACTGGACTGTTCTTAATACTGTCTTAATACTGTTCTTCTCTTACGCGGTAGGAAAAAATTCTGCGTGACTTCACGAGAGAGTTACGCGGGCGAGGCGGGAGCCGACGTGTTGCTCAGTCATGCTACTAGCTCACGAACAGCCAGATGTACTTCCGCAGTCCTCACACAGTAGACAGGAGCCGTTTCTACGCATCCTCAGTGACCCGCAGGTCTGGCATACGTCACCGGTGTAGCCTTGGTCCCGTGCCGGTCCCCTCTTGAGGGAAGAGTGGGGCTTGGAGGGCTCCTTGCTCATCTCCTCCCATGCGGCGCGAAACTGGCCAGTGCCGACCGAGGTGGAGACTGTGGCCCCCCACTCGGTCATCTCGAGGACTCGGCACGACATCCCGTGCAAGCGCTCATTCTCAGGTACGACGAGGAATACTCGGTCTCCAACGGATAGGTCGGTCGTCATGACTTTGCGTACCGCCTGTTCGTGCAGAGTCCGGCGGGCTTGAGGGGCGGTAGTTTTCCGCCCCCGGACAGGAAGGACTGGTAGGCGCGGACCCCGGACTCCGTTATCCGGTAGTTGACTTCCGTCAAGCCGTCCACGTCGAGGCGCATCTCCTCCACGAGGCCGAGTTGGAGGACGCCGGGGTGCGGGTCACCGCTCGTCTTGTTCCCAGCGTGGATGCCCGCCAGGGCGCGGCTCACGCTGCCGCTGATGGCCGTGTACCCGGCCTGCACGCCGAGGGCCGCGCGGTCGAGGACTGGCCAGTCGATAGGCGGCGCGCTCTGGTCGGGCGGCATCAGCGCGCGGAGGAGCCGGGCCTGGGGGATTCGTAACTTGTCAGTGCTCATGTATACCTCTGAACTGGTCTTATTACTACTGTCGTCGGTCTATTATACCCCCCATCCGTCCGAAATGTCAATGGTTTTCCGTACCGGGGATAGCTCTTATACCCCCCATACTCTAGATACTCTCCCCCTCACCTCGCACCCTGTGCCTCCCGGCGCGGACGGGTTGCGTGAAAAGTAGTGTAACATTTGGCACGGACCTTGCTTCCTGCCACACCTATGCGTACCATTGCGTATGGGGGGGATACCAGCGGGAGAGAGGTGCCGTGTGGGGACCTTGTTGATGAGACAGGCGATGCCAGAGCGACGACACTCGTGGACCCAGAAGGTCCGCATAGACGGGCAGGCTGTGTACATGACGGTAGGGGAGTACGCTGATGGTCGCCCAGGCGAGATATTCATAGACGTGTCGAAGCAGGGCACGTTCCTGAGAGGCGTCATGGAGGCACTCGCGCGGACGGTCAGTATAGCCCTCCAGTGCGGTGCCGACGTGAGCGTAATAGTCCACGCGCTGAAAGGGCTAGACTATCCCCCCAATGGTCGAGTCGAGGGATCGAGTGCAGTTGACACCTGCTCCAGCGTCACCGACTGGGTGGCCTCTGAGCTGAAGTCAGTGTATATGGACCCTCTTGAGGAAATACTTCTTCAGGAGGAGGCCGGGGTAGTCGAGGAGAAGCCGAGGAAGGTGTGCGGACATATACCTGAACCGTGGCGTAGCGGAGTCTGACCTTGGCTAACAAGCAACTCGAGTGTCGAATAGTGATAACACGAGGTGGTCGCTTGGACCTCAAGACTGAGTTAGGTATGTATTGCCCAGTCACTGGTCGATATGAGAAGGCCGGGGTACACGGTCCCGACCCACGTGAGATAGATGCAGCCATCATGGGGATGAAGGCGTCCATCGAGCGCGCTGGGCATAGACTCACGTTCTGCGAGAGGACGGTGAGGTGACGTGCCCGTGTCACCGAGGACTAAAGTGCAAAACAATAAGCCTCGGTGCCCAGACCACCCGAGATCGACAGTACTTATCTCAAGGAGGGTGGGGGAAGGTAGGCTCAGGTGGATCTGTATGGACTGTGGTAAACCTCTAGGGGACGCAGGACCAGTGGACCGCAGTCGAGATAACTTTGGACCTTGGTGAGTGAGATGCCTGTATCACCATTTCGCCGGGCTGCGTTGATAGCGGAGAGTAGACAGGTCGTTGAGAGTACTCCGACTGAGCCACTCCCAAAGCGCGGGTGGGCTACACCGGAAGAGGTCAAGGAGGACCTCGTTGACGAGATGATGGCGATAGTGCGCGACCCTGACATGAAGGCGAAGGACAGGGTGGCGGCCTTCAACGCCCTGCGAGTGGCGGACCAGTCACAGTGGGAGCGTGACCACCCGACAGAGGCAGGGAAGTCCAAGGGTGGGACCACCTCCTCGGTCAACATCAACCTGAACATGGCTGCGGCAGCGGCACTGAGAGGCGCGATTGAAGCCGGAACTCTCGGAATCATTGAAGAGCTGCCAGCACCTGATCAGTCCAGCTCACCTGGCTATGGCAGACAGCAACGGGAAGTGGAAGCCAGTCCCGCACTTGCGAATGACCAGCAACGTACTGGTGAAGTCTTGGTTGACCCCAAATAGTCGGACTGCAATTACCTTTCCATTCCAACACGGTAAGAGTTTGTTAGGGTCAATATACTTCCCAGCTTGGGTCATACTGAATTGGCCCGAGACTCGAATAGGACTGGCGAGTTACGAGGAGAGCTTTGCGGCTAACTTCGGTGGTAAGGTCCGAGACATCGTGAAAAAGTACGGACCTGAGATTGGAGTCAGGATACGAGATGACTCGAGTGCTAAGGGCGAGTGGGTCATAGCGGACCATGGTGGTGGAATGGTCTGCAAGGGGCGCGGGGGTGCGTTCCTTGGTAGACCAGTAGACCTCCTAATCCTAGACGACCTCATTAAGAACGCCGAGGAGGCGCAGTCGCCTACCATCCTCGATGGTATCTGGGACTGGTACTGCACGGTCGCCTACAGCCGACTCGGACCCAAGGCACCTATCATCGGTATCGGCACGCGCTGGGGACCGAAGGACCTATTTGGACACTGGGAGGAGGAGGCCAAGGTAGGTGGTGACAAGTTCACCACCATCAAGTTCACCGCCATCGCCAAGGAGGGTGACATACTCGGTCGGGAGCCAGGCGAGGCACTGTGGCCTGAGCGCGTACCCCTCGCACGACTCCAGAAGATAGCCAAGATCCGCCCTCGGTGGTTCAAGGCATGCTGGCAGGGTGAGCCGCAAGAAGGTGAGGGGTTACACTTCCAGCCGAAAGGGTGGCCCAGCTATACCGACGTTGGGGACGCTTGGCGAGTCAAGATTGGTACGCAGTGGAATAACTACCGCAAGATAGACTGCACTATCTTGATAGCGGTTGACTGGGCACAGGCAGGTAAGAAGAAGAGTGACAAGACCGCAATAGTTATAGCAGCCATCACACCAGACGGTAAGATACTCGTACTCGAGGTCATTAACAAGACACTGAGGTACGAGGAGAACGCTCCAACGCTCGAGACGTCCTGCATCGCTTACCGGACCTACGGCGGAGAGACGCTACACCAGATAGTGACGAGCGACGACGACATGCTGTCTGAGGCTATGGTCGTGGAGTGCCGTCGTTACCGCTACATCCCCGAGATCAAGAGGCTCGGGATCAAGTCGAGGGCGAAGATAGTCCGCGCGCAGGCTGGCATAATCCGGTCCCAGAATGGGCTGTTCCTCCTGCCGGACCCACCAATGTCCTGGCTGGAGGAGATGTCCGATCAACTTTCTGCGTTCACCGGGGAGGAAGGCGCAGAGGATGATATAGCCGATTGTTTTGGTATACTTGGTCGCCTAGCGGACGAGTTCGCGGCCGGGGACGTCCACGAGGACTACGAGTCGATCCTCGGCTCGGGTGGGTACGGCGATGCTTGGTAGTTATTCCTTCAAGAGGGTGTGGGCATGGCGGAGAAGAAAAAGACCACTAAGTCGAAGAGTCATAAACCACACGTTTGCCATGACATGCTCCCGAAAAATGAGGCCCAGCTTCTAGAGTGGGCAGAGATTGCGAAGTCGATCAACCCCCACAACGCACCTGAGTTCTCATCCGCAGCGACGGCAGCCCTCCTGTCGAGCGTGTGTGTCGTCGGGAGCGAGGACGTGCGCGAGTTCACCCCGTTGGACATGGCGTCGTTGACTACGGCGCGGTGGAAGGTCGGGGACGAGATCACGTTTGGATTCATGCGCGCGTCAGAGAGGATCGCCACTCATGTGCGAGACGCTGTGGAGACTCTCAAGCCGTACGTTAACCTGAAGTTTCGCGAGGTAGATGCCTCGGTCGCCAAGGTACGCATTACTGACTTCGAGCAGGGGGCGTACTCCTACCTCGGGGTACACGCACTCGGCATCCCGCGCAACCAAGAGACGATGAACCTCGCTCGGTCGTGGGCGGACCTAGCGACGACCATTCACGAGTGGTGCCACGCCTTGAGCATGATCCACGAACACCAGTCACCAGCTCGACCTGACGACTTCTGGAACGAGGCGGCGGTGTACCGAGCTTACGGTGGACCACCGAACAACTGGCCGCGTGAGCAGGTCAAGTCGAACGTGATCGATAGGTACAGCAAGGACAGCGTGAACTACACAGAACTGGACCTCAAGTCAATCATGCTCTACCCACTTGAGGCCTCGCTTTTAAAGAACCCATCGTTCGCCACTGGGTGGAACAAGAAGCTCTCGGATAAGGACAAGGAGTTCCTTCAGAAAATCTACCCGTTCCCAGACGCACCACCACCGCCACCACCAGACTCGCTAGAGGTCGTGATACCTCGGTCTGGTAAGTGGGTGTACAAGACAGGATGATATGGAGGTAAACTGTGCTACCGTCTCCGATCATGCAGAGGGCGTCAAACGTGTTTGGCGCAGAACGTGCCAACGGGATCTTCACTGAGCTCGTCAAGCGATTCGGACCATACATCGCCAAGATCCTACTCGAACTGCTCCTCAGTAAGCAGCAGGGAGGGTCATCGTCCTCCCCGATACCAGAAGCCGGGTCGGCTCCAACCATCATCGGAGTGTGGATCGCGAGTATCCTCGAGGACAACCGCGAGGAGATTCTCGAATTGATCTGTACTCAGGTGGGCATACTCTTCGACGAGGGAGTTGCTGCACTGCGAGGCGTGTGATACGTGAAGCTCGCGTTGGTACTGACGACCCTGTTCATTGGAGGACTGGTCGCGGTCGTGACAGCACAGCCGCCTGCCGTTGAGGTCCCCCTGTCCCCTGCTGACGTGGTCGCCTTGGCGGCAGCAGACGCCGCCACTCTTGCTCCAAGTGTCCAGGTGCAGGCTCGGTGGCTGTCGCTGCACAATCTGCCAGCAGCGAGCCGAGCAGAGGCGGCGCAGATCCTCGGCGGACACCTTAACAGTCTGAGCCGTGAGCCAGACGTGGTGCGACCTGTACCTGTTGCTAGAGGTATGCTGCTGAGGATTAGCACGGAAGACTACGGCAGCGCGTTCGCTGTAGCATGGGAGAAACTGGCGGACCAGGAGCCGTACTTTCATGTCACTACGCTCTCGGCGACGGAGGACGAGTACGAAGAGGTGACAGTCGAGTTCGGGTTCTGGGTCACGCCGGCCGGAGAGAAGTACACCGGGCGGAAGAGAGCCGAGAAAGACACCTGGGAGCGGACACGACTGGAGAAGGAGCGGCGGAAGAAGCCGAAGGTCAAGACCGGCAGGCTCGCTCCGTGGCTGCTGCGGACACCGAAGGAAAAGGCGGCCCTCGAGTACCTGATCGGGGTGACGGAGAGTGATAGCCCAATCATCACGGCGGAATGGTTCGTGGTGCAGACGGCGATTCAGGACCAGCGGAAGCCGGGGTATTACGACTTCCTCGGGGTGAAGGATGAGGCGACATTTCAGCGGCTCGTGGGCTACACCGAGAGGGATATTGACCCATCGTTCCTCCGTGAAGTGCGTGAGTCGGTGGCCGTCTCGGGAGTCACCCTGCAACCACGAGCAATTGAGCGTAAGGAGAAGGTTGGCGGAGCGTTATGGCGGACACGAGACATTCGCGTTGCCAAGGATAAGAGCAACCCGCTTCGAGTGCTTGATGACAAGCTGGTGTTTGACGCAACAGAGCAATATGGACATCTTAGCAACGGGCTGTGGGCGATGTTTCTTGGGAACGCGAAAGGGGAGCGACAGGACAGTGCCCCTGACTTCATTGCCTCGGACAGTACGGCCCCGCACAACGACCGTCGCGTCCACATTTACCTAAGCTGTGCAAGGTGTCACTCGGCCAGTGGATTGCAGGAGATTGACGGATGGGTTAGGGGAGTTCTTAACGCACCCCCGAACTTCTTGGCAGCGGCAGACATTAAAGAGGCGAAGCGGCTTAGACAGCAGTATGTCCGGCGATTGGAGCCACATTTGGTCGCAGACCGGAAGCGCTACTCAGATGCACTGCTGGAGGCGACGGGTGGGTTGACACCGGAGAAGTACGCCTCGGGGCTAGCCCTGCTGTGGAAGACGCAAGCGGAGGACGCCGTGACTGTTGACCGGGCGGCTCGTGATCTGGGGTGCAGCGTTAAAGAACTGCAAGACGCTCTGGCGGCTCAGGGGGCAGCAGTCGATCCAACACTCTCGGCGTTCCGCTTGCCGAAGCCACGACCGATTTCTCTCGGGTCATGGCAAGAGAGCTATGCATTAGCACAACTGGCGATTGGTGGTAAAGTGCTGCCGATTCTGAAGAAGTGAGGTACACGATGCGAGATTATTTGATTCGATCCATGCTAGCGGTTGCCATCTTGGTGTCTTCTACACTCTCGATTGACGCTGGCTGCACCGTACAATCGTTCGCGTCCTACTCCACCTACACCCCGACCTACTACGCCGCGCCAGCACAGGTTCAGGTGAAGAAGGTTGTTGCGGTGGAATATTTGGCAGTGCCTGTGGCCCTGCCAGTTTACGCGATTGGTTACGCTCCGGCGTATGTGCCTACTGCTCCAGCGATGCCTGCACCAGCTGCCATACCACAACAGACTCCATGTGATATCAAGCTCAGCGAGACCAACGCTCGGTTGGCGGCTCTAGAAGCCAGACTCTCGGTTGGAGGTACTCTAGCCCCTTCAACACAACCGCTACCTCCTCCAATGACCCCAGTCCCACCCTTACCTAATGATAGTGGAGCAGCGAAGTCACCGTTCACCCTCCGATGCGCCGGGTGCCACGACGCTTCAGTTGCACAGGCGAAAGGAGGAAAGCTAACTATGTTTCAGAACGGACTGACTCTACCTATAGAACCAGGCATTGCCAATAAGGCAATCCGTGCGATGATGAAGGGTACGATGCCTAAGAATGGTAAGCTCACTGATGTCGAGTTTACTGCGATCCTTGACGAGTTGTTGCAACTATCTGACAAGAAGTGAAACATCCCTGACATTGAAGGAGACTCCTATGCGCGTTCTCAGTTTCTTCTTTCCATGCCTGATCGCCCTGTTTGTGATTGGCAGCGCCTCTGCGTGTGAGTATGGACAGTGCGCCGTACAGGTCCAGCAGGCGTTCGCAGTGCAGCAGGCTCCCGTGCAATATGTCCAACAACAGGCGTTCGTCCAAGCTGCCCCGGTCTACGTCCAGCGGCAGGTGGTTGTACAGCAGCAGCAAGTGTACGCCGCGCCTACCTTCGCCGTGCAGCGACAGGTGTACGCTCCGCAGGCGTTCGTACAGCGGTCGTTTGCTGTGCAGGCGAACGTGGGCTACGGAGTGCAGTCCGCAGCGTTCGTGAGCGGCCCTGTCGTACAGTCCTCCGTGGTCCGTGCGAGGGGTGGGCTGTTCAATCGTGGTGTGGTCAGGTCGCGAACAGTGGTACGCTGACGACAGTATAAACGTGGCGGGTGTCGGTCCTAGCAATTAGAGTGGTTAGTGTCCGGCACCCGTCACGTTGTCACACAAGGTAGATAGTATGATCCTTCCTATCGACGTCGTGCCTGGTACTAACCCCCCAGCGTTCAGGTGGCGTCAGACAGTGACGACCCCGTCTGGGATACAGACGCTGAACAGCGTCGGTAGGATGCCAGTATCGGCCGAGGGGGCTGTACTGGAACTCGTGAATCTGGCAAAGAGGCAGGCGAAACAGATCGAGGAACTCAAAGCCCAGATTGCTAATAAAACATCATCCCAGCCACCTCCGCCATCACCACCTCCACCCACTCCCATCAAGAAGGGTAAGTGATGCCGATTACACACTGGGCACCAAATCAAGCCTACATCAAGCAGGTCGAGACGTACACCTTTACCGCGCCGAGTGGTGTAGGTAACACCTACATCGCCACTATAAATGGCAAGTCGGTGACATACTCGTCTGTCAGTGGTGACACCGCGACTACGGTAGCGACCGCTCTCTATAATCTCCTCAATGCATCTGATAGCCTCGCTTCTGAACTGACGGAAATCGCGTTTACAAACCCGTCTGCGGGCGTCGTCGTCGCGACGGCCCGCACAGCGGGGACGCCGTTTGCGAACGTCCCAGGCACGTCTGCGGGCCTCGTCATGTCTACAGGCAACGGGTTGTCGGGCGGAATCGCTACCGCTCACACCACGGCCAACCGTTCCCCGTCTGACGTTAACGACTCGCAGAACTGGCTCCGAGTTATAGCACCCGCACCAGGTGTGAGGTCGTTGCCTCAAAATGGCGATGACGTGGTGGTGGCGGAGAGCTCGGTGCCGATGCTCTGGAACCTTGACCAGCTCGCAGCGGTCCAGTTCAATACGTATACGCGCTGGCAGTCGTTCACTGGGACCATCGGACTGCCTGAGTTCAATTCGAATGGGTATACAGAGTGGCGAGCCACCTACTTTAAGTTTGTTGGTCCGCAGGGGTCTGTACCAGCTGGTGGCTTGATTATGGTGTTAGGGTTTGACAGTGGGTCAGGTAGTGGACCAGGACGCGAGAGGTACAATCTCGGGTCACAGAAGACCACACTCACTTTAATGGCGACAGGGAGTCCTGAAGACGATTACTCAGTACGATTCCTCGGCGTCCACACTCTCAACACTTTCAGCCTACTCGGTGGAGTGTCCCTCGGGATCGCTACCTCTCCAGGAGAGATTGCCGGAGTAGCCAGCAGCAGTGTGAACGGTGGTACGCTCGGGATCGGCGCGGGTGTGGTGTGGACAGCGGCGAGTACGCTGACGATGTACGGTGGCTCGGTACTGCTAAACTCTGCACCGGCTACGCTGTCCCTGAATAACGGAGCTAACGCTACAGTCGCGACGGACGCGCTCACGTGGGCGACTGTGACGGCGCAGGGTAGCTCTAGGCTCGACATGGTGGCCGGAGGTACGATCACGACCCTCACACTCACTACGTCCTCGATACTGGACAAGTCTGGGGACACGCGAGCACTCACAGTGACGAACAGCACGATAGACGGCGACTCGTGCCTCGTGCTGGACCCGTATAATGCGATAACGTGGACTAATCCGACCACTGTAAAACAGCAAGTGGTGAGTGGTCCCTTTACCTTCACCGGCCCGAGAACAGTGAGAGTACAGTGAGTAAGTTCAGTGACATCGTTCGAGCGGACACCGCACGCCTAGTAGTGATGTTTAAGAGGGAGGGGGAAAAGGAGCTGTTTCAGTGGGGTATCGCTGGACAGATTCCCCTGATGTCCCTCATCGGGTTCATAGTGAGAGTACAGACCAACCCTTGTCTCGAACCCGAAGTGTGTCCAGAAGTCAGTGCGGTGATCGCGTGGGACCAAGCTACTGGCATCTTCAAGTTCTTCGTCCATAAGGATATACCTTGGGACTCACTCGTAGGTATGCTCGAGGCGATCAAGTTCACTCTCATCAGTAGTCAAGTAGCGAGAGCGTCAGCGAACCAACAGATGATCCTCGGGCCGGATGGTCGGCCTGCGGGTGGCAATAGACCAGTAATCATGTGAGGTAATCATGCCAGAGTACGAAGATCTGTCCACTCTTACCAGTCCAGGCGGGTTCATAATCGGTGTGCAAGGGTGGGCGTGGGGCGAGCCGAGAGCCAAGACGATCACGTTCTTCCTCGACGGGACCGTTGGGGTCTACGACCAGTACGGTCGCCCGATCCGTGGGACCGTGGTGGACAACAAGCGCGTGCTGTTCGCCATGAACCCACCGAGGAATGACGACAAGCCCGGAGCGAGGAGCGACCTCGCCACGCACGCGCAGGTCATCGCGGCCCTCGCGGCCGAGCGGATCGACTGGAAAGCCCTGACGTGTGCGGGGTGGCCGCAAGTCCCCTACGACGACCTCGCGGTGATGATAAAGAGCAACACGCTCCCACCGACCCCGCTGGATGTGGGCCAGGCGTGAGGCGGACGCAACGAGGGTCGCAGAGCTTCAGTTGGCATCGGAGGAGTGATCGGATTCAGCTCGGTAAATCATTGGAGCAGTAACTCGGATTAACCAGCGCAAACCCGCCGACAGGTCCCCCTTCCCCCACATCCTGAGTAGTTTAGTCTGCTCCTCAGTGAGTGTGACGCAGGTCTTCTTCAATGGGGGTATGTGGCGCTTTCGCCCTGCCCCCTCCCTCCTACCTCCCCGCATTATTCACCTCCCGACATTTGATACCGTATCCAAAGATTCAACCCACCCATTCTTAGCATTGTATTCCCGCCAAACAAACCTATGATTGCAGCGTTCGTACGGTGGCTCATGGTGCTCACACCGGCACCCGCACAGTGTCGCACTCTCGGGTGTCCGGTGTGATTTTAGATTGAGGTAGCAGATGCTCGTCGAGAAGGAAATCATCTCTCCGGGATCATACTGCTACATCGATCAGAAGACCGGCCTGCCGCGCATGCTCGACGTCACACCGGAGATGACTAAGTACTGGCATGAGAAGGGTAGCGAGATGATAAGTCTCGGGCTACCTATCCCAGTACCATATGAACATGACTTCGAGCAGCACCCGATGACGCCAAAGGAGGCACTCCTCAACAATGCTGGGGAGGTGAAGGAGTACAGGCTCAAGGACAATGTCCTATTCGGCGTGGTGGACGTCAAGGATGGTGAGGTCGAGAAGAAGATCAAAAACCAGTCTCTACGTTGGACCTCTCCTTGGTTCAACTCATTCACTGACGGCGGTGGACGACAGTGGAACAACGTCATATCTCACCTCGCACTCACGACCCGACCCCGCATCACAAAACAAGCCTCATTCCCCTCCATTGCTGCTGCACTGTCGCTCGCTACCGTCACTGAGAGCAAGATCGACGCACCAGTCGTTGGTGGGGGTTACTGCCTCAGCAAGGCAGTCAAGCTCGTCAAGCATAAGCGGAGCAATCGGCTGCGCCCACTCTACCCGATGGCCTTCTCTCTCGCCACCGGCGGAATAAAGTTCGCCGAGGACGACGACGTCAAGCCCTTGAAGAAGAAGGACAAGGGCAAGAGTGACTCGAGCGGCTCAGACGGACCACCCAAACCGAAGCCAAAGTCTGACTCCTCCTCGTCTGACCCATCGTCGAAGCCCAAGGGTCCTTCGAAGCCGAAGGAGGGTGGGGGTGACGACGATTCTGACTCCGAGAGTGACGACTACGAGGGTGGAGGCGAGGAGTTCACCTTCGACGATGACTCCGAAGACAGTGAGGAGTCTGGAGGACTCACACCGTTTGGTGGCGGAGACAAACTCGGTGATCGGGCTGGCGACCTCCGCATGGAGGAGATTCTGGCCGACCTACTCAACGCACTCGGGATCTTTATGCCTGAGAACGTTGGGGAGCACGAGTTTAAGCGGGCGCTCTACGAAGCTTCAATGGGCAAGATTAGGGAGTTGACCTCCAAGGCACAGATGGGTGATATGAGTAACCCCGGCATGCCTGGGGCACAGCCACCGAACACTCCGAAACCTCTAGGGGCCAGGGCTGGGGGTGGTCAACAGACGAATCCAATCCTCCAGCAGGAGCAGCAGCCGATGTACATGAGCCTTGACGACATCAACAAGATCACTGACCCGACGATGAAGAATATCGCGCTGTCGATGCACAGCGAGAACGAGAAGCTTCGGGCCGAGATGGAGGTGAACAAGAAGGTCTCCAACAGCCTGCGCGAGAAGACGCTGCGTGAGGCGACGGCGACCCGTGACTCCCGTATCCTGCTCCTCAGCAAGCGCTCACCGAGTGCCAAGGCTGACCTCGAGGCGATGAAGGCGTTGCCCTCGATGGCTCTCAGCATGGGTGAGAGCGGTGAGGTCATCGACCCGATGTCGAGCACCCTCTCCCTACTTGAGAAGGGACTCGCGGACATCCCGACCCTTCTCAAGACTGACGCTGCGGCCCTGTCGGTACAGGCACACCCGACTGATGGCGAGATGACCCAAGACGAGATCGACAAAATCTCTGACAGCTACGCTAGGATGATGGGGGCAACGCCGGAGAAGCGAGCCAGCTAACACAAACGCGGACATACCGGTTCACGGTCAAGGTCTGAACTAGAGGAAGTGAGACATGTTGCTAAATGACACATACGGTATCGTCCCAGGGATCACGACCTCGAGGGAGACTTACGAGGCCGAGTTCCGATGGGGGAGCCAGTTCCAAGGTGTGTTCGCGAACGCCCTGATTGACGGGAGTACCGTTGACAGCGGTAACTCACCGACTTATGAGCTCCGGCCTGGATTGCTCCTTGGGCAAATAATCTCGACTGGCAAGTACACAAACTACTCGCCAACGGCAACAAACGGCAGTGAGGTTGCATCGGCTGTCCTCATCGAGGCCCTGCGTATGCAGACCTTCGAGGGCACCGCGACAGACCGATTCTATGCGGTCCTCGTCGGAGGACCGGTACAGGCGTCGAAGGTCTTGAACTTGGACCTGCAAGCGCGCCAGCAGATGGACAAGTTCATCTTCGACGACATCTTCCAGATGCAAGGGAACCACTGGTTCCCGTGGAAGAGGTTCCAGACCAAGACCTCGAACTACACCGTCGTGGCGAACGACAACTTCACCATGTTCGACAACACCGGTGCAGGCGGCACCGTGGTGCTCACCCTCCCAGCCATCGCCAACGGTTACATGTTCGGCCTCATGGCGACAGTCGCACAGGTGATCAGGTTCACCTCGAACGAGGGGTCGAACATGATCGGGACGAGTACCACACAGAGCAGCATGTCTGTAACCGCCATCGGTGGCGTGATCTGGGTCTACAGTAACCCAGCTGGGACCAAGTGGATCGTCGAGCAGCACGGCACGCAGACCATCACGGCGGCGTAAGGACACACGTGAATACTCTCGAATTCAACTTGGGTACAGATAAACCACTGAGTGATATTCTGAAAGCTCAGAAAGAGTTTATCACCAGTGCAAGGATGATGCCACAGGTACTTGTGGTAAGCAACAAGGACGTCAAGAAATTGAAAGACAATGAGCAAGTATCGCTCTTAAGTCATGGTGAGGTCGTTCAAGACGACGGGATATTCTCTCCGATGCCTTATCTGACTCTTCGAGAGTCATCAGACCTCGAATCGGGCAAAGCTCGGCTGGAATGTAGCGAACCGGAGTAAGTTGACGACACCCCGTAGCTCAGAGGCAGAGCGGCGAGCCTCCAATGCTTGCAGGTCACTGGTTCGATTCCAGTCGGGGGTCTTCGAGTTTGTTCCCTAGAAGCGGGGCCGGAACCCTCGCACAGGAGAGGCTAGACGATGACGATTTCCCTGCACTCAATGCTGACCCCACAGGTCATCCTCAAAGCAGTATCCCGCATACGAAAGATGCAGGGAAGGCTCGGGAGGTGGGTCGGATTTCAGCCGAACCGGGTCAACCCGGACAATGTCTCGTTGGAAGGACCGAACTCGAGGTATGGCGACACACGATTCGCCAGCTTCCGACTTGACGACGTGACCCGCGTGGTCGGCAAAGCTCGAGCACCTGGCACCGGTCCTGCGTCCGTCCCGACCAACCCGGTCGGTGAGGTCCGGGTCGCCTGCGCCAGGTTCCACGAGAAGGTCCGACTCCTCGGGGAGTTCCTCGGAAACCTGACTCCGATCATCGGACCCAACAGCCAGATCGACACCGGCGGGCAGTCGTACATCGCGCGTCAGACAATGCACCTCGCGGAGAAGTACAATAACACCATCGAGTTGCTCACGACGGGAATGTTCCAAGACAATCTGTACTTCCAGATGTCTGGCGACAATCTCCTCCCAGTCATTGGGGCACCCAGTGGCTCGAACCTAGGGTTTCAGATCCCATTCCAGATTCCAAGCGGTAACAAGAACCAGCTTAATATGCTGGGCACCGGCAACATCATCACGGTCGGGTGGCAAAACGTCGGAGCACCGATCATCAAAAACTGCCTCCAGATACAGGCAGCGATGACGCAGCTCTCCGGCTACCAGCCGAAGCACATCTGGCAGAACAGCCTGCTGTGGTATAACGTTCTACTCAACACCGAGGTACGCAACACCGCCGGTACGTCCAACACCCCGTTTGCAGAGTATGACCGGGTCTCGGAGATGGCGGTTGACGGGATGCCGCAGCCTGAGTTCGCGGCACAGTTGCGAGGCATCCCGTGGCTTACATGGCATATCGCGGACGACGTAGTGGTGACTGGTGGTGACGTTGACCCGACATGGACGCAGGGAGCGGCAGACGTCACCGCAGGACGGACCTCGACCATCAAGGTCATCCCCGACAACATGATGTTCATCTCTCCAGAGCCGTCCTCGGATTGGACCGAGATGTATCAGGGGGCCGAGTACATCAGCGAGAACGCTGGCCAACCCATGCAACTCAAGCGCGGGTATACGTTCTGGCGAGAGTGGATCACGCAGCCATCCTGCATCGAGTTGATCTCCCTCATGAACTGCATCCCCCTCCTGTAC